TTTGCTACAGCATCTGCAATATCTGATTTTTTGCTTCGGCCTGTTACTAATTTACCACTTGCAGTTCTTAAATTAAGTTGTTCAGCTAAAGCTTTAGTAACTTTTATTTCACCACTAGAAATTTTATCTAAAAGATCTTTTTTATCTGCAATTGCTTTATTTTGAAGTACCAAATCCCTAGCAGTTTCTCTAGAGGCTTCGGCCATGTTTCTAAAAGGACCAGCTATTACTGATGCTTTTCCTCCTATACGTTCAACTGCTTCAGCTATAATATTAAAACTATTAGAATATCCTGCAATTTCTTTATTTAAAGAGGCTTGTTCTTTTAAAAGAGTTACATTTTTTTTATTAGTAGATATTTGATCTTCTATATTTTTTCTTAAATTAGATGAAAGTTCACTTCTATCTTTAGCTAATATTAAAATGTTATTTTCAATATCTTTTTGAGCTTTTAAAGCTTTTTCTATTTCTTTATCAATACTTTTTTTAGCTTGTAAAGTTCCTAGATCTTCTCTATCTAAATCATTAATGTCTCTAGTAACTTCGTATAACCTTTTAGAAGCAGAAAGAATTTCATTACGTAAAGTTCCCTGATTTTGTAAATATTTTGTCTGATCTTTAATAATGTCTAAAGTTCTTTGGGATTCTTCCCTTAACTTTACGGCATCCGCAAAAGCTTTAGCAAAATTTTTAGGATCTAAATTATCAGCCATTTAAAATATTTTATTATAAATATTAAAAGGTATCACTTTTTTGGTGATACCTTTGTTTTATAAGCGTTTTGAGCAAACTGAGGTACAGCTCCTGATGCTTGTGCTTGTTTTATATTATTAACTGATTTTTCCATGTTATCTTCATCGGATTGATTTTGTTCGTCATAATACTTTTTGATAGATTCAAAAGTAAAATTTCTAAGCCAAATAGGCATATTATAAACAGTTTCATAATCATACCCTCCTTTACCATGGAAGATTATCTCATGTATTTGAGTAAATAAAGATTTTCTAGTAACTACTGCCTCATTCAAAGTCAGGGTAAAAAAACGTAATCCCAATGGGAATATCGACGTCCTCCTCTACGCCGTTACTATTTACCGCAGTAAATTTCATTGTAATATCAGGGGTAATTTGAATAGCGTAATTTCTTAAAGCTCTAGAGTCAGCAGCTAACATAAAATTATCTACAAAATTTTTAATGTTAGTTTTATCTTCATCCCCATTAACTGAAACAATCATATGTTTTAGGCGAGTAGTAATTGAAGGATTAGAATCTTTATTTAATTTTTTAAGACCAGCTACTTCTTCATCTACTTTAGCCTCATCTTTTTCATTTAAAAGTTTAAATACTACTTCATTTTCCGAAACTGGGAGAGTAAATTTAAATTTGTTACGTTCAGAAAATATATTAGGATCTAAAGATTTAGGTTCTAGTTTAGATAAATCTACAGTGTAAGGTTTATCTTCATATTTAAATGTATAATCTTTACCGTATCCTAAAATACGAGCAGCAATCATTAAAGCATTTTTATCGCCAGTAAAAAATTCATTTAAATCAACTTTAGTAATTAAAAGTGATTGTAATAATTTTTCTACTACTATGCCTTTTTCAATGTAGTTAGGATTAGTAAGAATATCTTCTTCTTTAGCGGTCATGTATTTCATTTCAACAGTACCTTTTGCTAAAGGATGATCAGCAGGATAAAGTAAACCTTTAGATGGAAGTTCTATAACTTCGGTTGGGAATTTTAATTCACTCATAGATTATTTGTTATAACTAATATGTTTATAAATACTATAAAGGGGGGTTCTTTAACTGGTTAATTAATAAGATTTATTGAAACTTAAAGATTTAAGTTCTTTTTTAGTTTTCTCTTCAAGTTTATCTACTCTACTGTCAATATGGCGATAGAGATTTTCTAATTCTCGTTGAGTGTTATTATTTAATAGATCTGTGTAATCAATACATCTATGTTCAAGAGCATTGTTGTCACGAATAATTGCTTCATCAATACTTTGAAGAATATTGATTTGTTTTTGGAGATTTTTAATTTCCATAAAATTCATAAACATAACCACAACCATTAGTATAGTAATGACCGCAGCTACACCTAAAATAAATGATGTTATTTCCATAGTTTTGTTTAGTATTAGATGTTAAAGAACCTATCCCTTATAGATTGAGTTATAAGATAAAAAAAGAGCTTGGCAAAGCCAAGCTCAAATTTAAATTTGTTTAAATTTCTATTAGAAGTTCAAGATACAATAATCCATACCTACAGTCATAGTAATATTTTGGGCAGCTGATTCGTTATCCCAGTTGTACTCACCAAAGTTAGCTGATTTAATAAATGCTCCTTTAATTACCCATTCTGATACGATATCACCTACTGGACCTAAGATATCAATAGTTAAGTCTTTCTTATAGAAATCCGAATAACCATCTCTACCTGTTACTGATTCGTGGTGTAAACGTACCCACTCCATTACAGCTTGTGCTCCTGAAGGTGTAATTGGGTCAAATAAAGTTAAACTTATATCACTCCATTTTGATTTACCTTTTACTTTACGGTAAACATTAATGTGGTTAAGAACAACTTCGTCTTGAGTTACTTCTACAGCACCTGCAGTTTTGATAGTGTATGATGGAATACCATCAATATACATGATAAATCTATTCTGCTGCTTTGGTTCAAAAGCTGTAAAAAATATTTCGTTTGGATCTAATACTGCCATTTTGCTATATTATTGTTTTTATTATAAATATTATCAATTACAACTTTTAACCTGGGAAGGTAGCTCCAGTTGGTAAGATGTTAAAGTCTAGGTAAATGAATTCAGCAGTCTTAGTTGGTTGTAGATAGATCTGACCAACCATTTGGTTTCTATCAATTACGTCTGGAGTGTTATTGGAATCATCCATAATTACTCTGAACGCGTATAGACCTTGACGTTGTTGAACACTTTCTAGGTATGGGTTAACTTGGCTTAAGAATTGGTTTCTTGTAGCAATTGTGTTTTGTTCAAACACTAAGTTATTAGCTACTTGAGAGATGTAAGACTTAAGGGCAATTAACAATCTACGTACGTTTACTCTATCAAGTGCAGAAGCTGCTGTTTGAAGAGTTTTCTGACCGTATACTACTGTACCAGTTCCTGGGAATGTAGCAATTGGGTTTACTTTACCCGAATATAAAGTATCACGACTTGATTGCGGAAGTTTTTGTTCTGCTCTAATTACAGTTGATAAACCACCTCTGTTGATACCTGCTGGTGCAAACCATGGCTCACTTACATTATCGTTGTAAGCATAAACACCACCAATCATAGTTGAAGCTGGTACCCATACTCTTTGACCTGAATCTGGGTCAACGGTTTGTAACCAAGGCCAATATGTTGCAGCATATGAAGTATTACGAGTAGCAGCTGCGGTTACAGCATCGTTTACAATACCACCATAAGGAACTTGGTCTACTACGTAAATGCTATCTCCTCTGTTTTGAGTATTAGTAATGATTGAAGTTACTGAAGAAACAAAAGCACCTGAGTCAATTAAACCTGGGGTTAATATTACATTAAATCTATAATCATCTTGGTTGGATAATAGATTAATCATATTAGTATAGTTAGCACCTACAGCACCTTGAGAATTTGTTACTCCTGCTACAATCGCATCGTAGTATTTAGCTCCTGATCCTGTTGTCATGTTACCAGTACCACCAGTAAATGAACCACTAGCATTTGATGGAAGCGAACTTGTAAATTGTGCTTTTGGGTTACCATTATTATCAAAATAGAATGGTGTATTGTTAATTACACTAGAAACTCTTACGTAATTAGATCTATTAGTATAAGATCCAGTAACTGTAATTTGGTTAGTTGTAGAGTTATAATTTTGAACCTGGTCACCTAATACAGCAGCTACATAGTTTGCTTGAGTTGGATCAAGTGATAGATTTGTCCAAGTTTCTAATACAATAGGAGAATTAGTAGTATCGTTACCTTGTCTAATTAAAAGATCAAAAGTACCAGACGAAGTACTAGAATTTACAACTTGCCATCTAAGGTTATTTATAGAGCCACTAGATAAGATACCGTTAGTACCTAATGAAGATGAGCTATTCATTATATCACCCTTAGAAAGTGTTTCTAAAACAAATGCTGGTTGAGAACTAGCTTGAGTACTTGAACTAATAGCAGTACTAGTAGCAGGAGCATAAGTACCACTTACAATTCTAGCTACTAATAAGGATTCACCTCCATTAGCAAAATAATTGTAAGCAGCTATTGAAGTAAAGTAAGTATAAACTTGACCTCCACTAATAAAAGTGCTACCAAATTTGTTTTGGAATTGTGAATACGAAGTAACAATAGTTGGGATTTCAACTGGACCCTTTGCTGTAGGGCCAATGATAGCTGCGCCAACTGTTATTGGTTGTGAAGTAACTTGGGATTGATCATTTTCTCTTGCAAGTACCCCTGGTGAAATTAAAGTTTCTGCCATCTCTGTATTAGATTAGATTTTATTATAAATATCAAGCTTTTTTTCAAAAGTTAAGATTTAATAAACTCACCTGTCTCAATATTAATAAAACCGTCTCCATATTTTTCTTGAAGATTTTGACCAATTTGTGTTTGCTTTATACGGTATCCTTCTAATTCTTTTATTACTTCTTGTTTGTCAAGATTTAAATTTTGTATTTGAAATTCTAAAGCACCTAATTTAGCATTTAACTCTAGATTTTTGTCTTGTAACCATCTTAAATTTTGTAACTCTTCTTGAGAAAGTGGTATTTTATTTTCCATATGTTAATAAATATTAAGAGTTTCTTGCAAAGCACCTATAACCATATTAGGGGTTATAGATTTAGTACATTCAAATTGACGAGGTGTACCTTTATGATCTGGGCACCATTCCCAATCTCCTGGGTTTAGCCATTCGCGATTAAAACATCCGGTGCATACTGAAGGGTTTTTAGGAAATACTCGAGTACATTTAAATTCAGTATGAGGGTAACTAAATCCTGAAATCAAAATTACAGGTGTACCGATTGACCATGCTAACCAACTTAAACCACTACCTACACCTATAAAAGCATCAGCGTGTTTAATATCAATCATTCTTTCTTCAATAGGAAAATCACCTGTTTTGTTTATAATATTTTTAAGAGTACCTCCTAATTTTGAATCGTGCCAAGAATCACCCCAAGGTTCTTGAGTAATCATTACTACTTTATAACCTTTTTTATTTAAATGGTTAATTATAGTTTGCCAACCACCTGGGTAATTCCAATACTTAGCATGAGCTGAAGCATGTGGGGCTATAACAACATATTTTTCTTTAATAGTACGTTCACCTTTAGGTAAGGTAATTTTGGGGACTACTTCAATATATTGTAAACCTAAAATATCAGTTGAAGTTTCTTGTAAATTAAGTGTTTTAAAATCACGAGGTACTTTATTATAATTTACTACAGTATCACTTTCATAATGCCATCCTATACTGTACATAGCATATAAATCAAATACTTCAGTACCAGGAGTTATAAATTCTAATTCTGGGTATTCTTGTTTAAACCAGTTATTATGGAATGTTGAAGTGATTGTTTGACAATTCCATTTTTTTCTAAATTCATCTACGTAAGGAAACCATGCTAAAGTATCTCCTATAGCTTTTGAGTCTAAATGAATGTAAACTCTTTTACCTTCAGGATTGAATTTATGTTCAAATACTAATTCGTTATCACAATATACTTGAACCAACCAGTTTATAAAATACTTTATATTAGTACGAGACCACATATTATTTTTAATAGTGGTACTATGTAAAACTTGATTAGTATCTTGATCAATAAAGAAAACTTTATATTCTTTATCTTCGGGACCTGTGATTTCTAAAAAAGCTCCATCAACAAAGTTGACATTAAAAATGTTTTGTGGCTCTTTATATGGAATATTTAAAATTTTTGTATTACTATATTCTTGTATTAAAACTTCTTTCATAAAAACTGTTTATAAATTTCAACTAATTCGGTTGTACGATTATACCAATCTAATTCTTTAGCTGTATTAGCACATCTATTTCTATATTCTTCCCAATTATTCATAATGTCAAGTAAACCTCGATTCATTTCAAATATATCACGAGGAGCTCTCCAAGCACCATGAAAATCAGTATTATGTTCCCAATCTGCTATAAGGGGTAAACCAGCAGCAGCTGCTTCAACCATTGTTAGATTAGGATGACCTGCTTCTAACATAGTAGGGTGTATAAAGATATCATGTTCATGGTATAATTTAAGCAAATCAGTATTAGGTAAATCAAAAATAATTTTAAGATTAGGATAAGTTATGGCCCATAAATGATTATTAAAAAAATGTTTATTATTTGAAGGACCAGCTATAGTAATTTGTAAATTTTGAAGTTGAGCTAAAGCTATACCATATTCAAATCCTTTTCGATCAAAACCTGGATCACCTGCTAATCCGTTGTTAGCTACCATTAATAGTTTAGGTGATTGAGGTTTTTCTTTTTCTATAGGATAAAATTCTTCATTATTAACTCCGTGTGCAAAGTACATTACTTTAGGATGATTAAAATAATCTACTAAATATCGAGCAGGGACTAAT